ACACGATATCCTTTTTCAAAAAACTGAAATGAGAGAAAAAGTTTGTCCAGAAAAAGTTTATAAATAATTTTTAATATGCTAATGGTAATATTTAATTTTAATAATTAAATAAAATCTTATAAAAAAGTAATCTTAATATCAACTATAATAATATATTATATATAAATACAATATATTATCATCTTAATTTTATTGAGTAATTTAATATAAAAATTGATTTAATTATTTGATCTTATTGAATATAATAGATTATGATAAAAATAGGTTATAATAATTCTGAAAAACATTATGGTGATGAAACACATTATGAAAAACCTGAAAGAACTATTTATTGATGAATATTATCAAAATATTTTAATAAATAAAGCATTTCCATTTATCAATCAACAAAATCCTGATTTAATAATTATTTCATTAGGTTTTGATGCACATAAAGATGATACTTATATATTTTTAGCTAAAGAATTAAAGAAATTAAATAAACCATTATTATTTGTATTAGAAGGTGGATACAACATTGAAACAATTAGTAAGTTAACAGCTAAAATAATAAGTGTTTTTGAATGAATTTATTTTACTTTATATTTATAGTAATTTTCTAATTATTATAAATATTATGACGTTTATTACTTACTAGATAGTTGCATTTCAAGATTTAATATTCTTATTTCTTTTTTGAGATTATCAATTTCTAAATCTTTTGATTTTATTTCATGTTCATGAATTTTACTATCTTTTTGATTAAGGATCATAAGATTTTCAATATCTTTAATATACATCGCTTCTTTATTTTGTAATTCTAAAATTTTAATATTTAATTCTTGTATTTGTTTATTAAATTCTTGTGTATGTCCTGAATATTTCATACCAAGATTTTCATAAATTGTTTTGATAATTTTTAACATATTATTTGGTATAATTACTATTTCATCATGATTATCATATTCAAATTTATAATCAGATAATAAATTTTTAATTTCTGTTTCAGCTTCAGATACATATAATGGATCAATATATGTAAAACATACTAATTTCATATCAATTAAATTTTCAAGCTTTTTATATTCTGATTTATGACCATTCTTTCTGGTTTCAAAAGATTTTGTTAAACCAAATTTATAAACTACTGAATCACTCGGAAAGTTACTATTAATATTCATAGCATCTTTTAATTTATCAACAGTATTAAAAGCAGTTAAATAAACACATGGAAGACTTCTAGCATTAACTGAAAATAATTCTTGAATATTTTCATAAGAAACTCCTTTTATTTGAGAAACTAATTTATCTTTTTGCTCTGTTGTACCAAGTTGGACAATAAATAATGTTTCAGTTGCCCACTTAATAAATGGTTTAACATTAGGTGAATGACTAACAAATAATAATCTTAACATTCCTTCATAAGTTAAAAATAATTCTTTATTTGTTTTATTTAGGTTTTTGACCTTTTTTATACAATTAAAATATTTATAATGTATTCCTTCAATATATCCTTTCTTTGTTTTGTCAATTATAGTATTTTGTAAATTTTCCATTTGGAATCTTTCCATTACATCTTTTACTCTAAAGTAAATCTTATCAACCGATCTTTCACCACGTGTTTCAATCTCAATAATATTTCCATTTTCATTTTTAAATTTTTCTGAATCATCTAAATTAATAATATCAGGAGATTTTTCAACACCATCATCATCTGTAATATTTTCTTTACTATTATCTTTTTTTAACTCGGGTATACTGTTAATAAATGATTTCTTAAAAAAGACTTTATCAAATTTAGCAGATTTACCATCAGTTACTAACCATTTATCTTCTTTTAATCTTGCAAATATATATTTATCTGTTACTATATTTTTCTTTTTAATTAAATCTCTGCTGGATCTACAACCTTTAGAATAAATAGGTGCATTAGTTAAAATGAAATCACCTTGAACATAATTTTTATCATTATAAGTAATACAAATCATAATTATATAAGGTAACAATTCTTTAAATACTTGTATAAAAAATTTTTTACAAGTATATTTTCTTCTTCAAAAAAATAAATTAGCTTCAACTAGATTTATATCAGTCTTTTACACATTATTTTCAGACTTTTTACACTATCTATATTATGAAATTTTTGTTGTGATTCCAATAACTAAAATATCCTTTTTATCAAAAACTGAAATGATATAAAGTTTGTCCAGAAAAATTTATAAATAATTTTAATATTTCTTTTTCTTGTTTTAAAATTTCTAGTTGTAATTCTTTATTTTTATTTTCTTCTTTTAATTTTTTCAATTTCCTCATTTTTTCCTTTTATAATTACTTGACATTTTTTTTTATGTATAGATTTAGCAGCTCTAGTATTAAAAATTTTATTACAAAAATTACAAATTAATGCCTTATTTAAATTTGTGATTAGTTCATTATCTTTTTTAACATTGTCTTTAACATTTTTAACATTTTGTTTAACATATACTTTAACATTTTTAACATCTTCATTATGAAACTTTTTGTTGTGTTCCCATAATGTTTTATATGTTTTATATTTTTTATCACAATCTTTACAATAATAATCATCCTTTTTAATATCGTTATTTTTATTCATATATTATATATGATATTTTATTCTTAAATGTTTTTTATTTAATATCCTTTAAACACGATATCCTTTTTCTAAAAAACTGAAATGAGAGAGAAAATTTGTCCATAAAAAGGTCATAAAATATTTTTTATATGCTAATGGTAATATTTAATTTTAATAACTAAATAAAAATAATTAATAAAAATAAATCTAGTTTACAACTATAATAATATATTATATATAAATACAATATATTATCATCGTAACTTTAAAAATTATTATAAACCACTATTAAAATCTATATTTTTTTGATGATATATATCATTAACTAATGGATTATCATTTAATGCATTTATTTGAACAGGATCAATATGATAAAATGTATTTGTATTTAAATCAGTCTTTTTACTAGTTTGTTTTCTAGTTACTGGAGTTACTGAATAATTTTTAGCTGTTCCTGGATTAGAGATATATCCAAATGTATAACGTTTATCATTAAATCTAACAGTTTCTTCATTAATATTACCTCTAATTTTGTCAGATTTTGCCCCAGGTAATCTTCCTCCAAGTGCTGTTTGTTGTCTTTTATCATCAATAGTCATATTTCTTTCTGCTTCTTCAACACGTAATGCATTTACATTAGTTTTAGCACCACCTTTATAGTTAGTTAATAATGTTGTTTGTTTAATTGTTACTCTAGCATCATCATTTATATTATAGTAACCTTTATTTGGATCATACATTGCTCCTTGTGCTTCATGTAATAATGTTTCTTTTATTGTTGCTCTGGCTTCATCATCATTTTTAACATATGAATGAGTTACATTTGCTACAATATTTTGTCCTTTTAAGGTTGTGTCTAAAGTTGATTCTTTTATTGTTGTTCTTGCTTCATCTTGTAATCCACAATATGATTCTTTATTATTATCTCCACCTGCTATACCAATATAATTATTAACTTCAGTAGTTTGACGAATAGTTGGTTTAGCTTCATCATTATTTTGTGCATATATTGATCCTTGTTGATAATTTGCATTGCCATTATATGAATATAATGTTGATTGTTTAATTGTTGGTTTAGCTTCATCAGTTATATATGCTGCACCAGAATTTACATTACTAGTTGCATTACCCATATATGAATTAATAATAGTTGTTTGTTTAATTGTAGTTTTTGCTTCATCTTCTAACATCATATTATTTTTTTTATAATTAGAAGATAAATTACTAATATAGTTATTATTTTCTGTTGTTTCGCGAATTGTTCTTTTTGCAATATCAGCTAGTGTTACATGAGTATTTTGTTGTAATGGTGTTACATTTGATACACCATGATGATTTATTGTTGTTTCTCTTACTGTACGTTTTGCTTCATCAGGTAACATCATATTACCTTTTTCATAAAGTGGTTTTGCATTTAAAACAACATTATTTTCAACTGTTGTTTGTTTTATTGTTGGTTTTGCTTCATCAGTTAACATTACATTTATATTTTGATAGCCAGATGAAATATTACCAATATTTGTATTTTTCTCTGTTGTTTCACGAATTGTTCTTTTTGCAATATCAGCTAATGTTACATGAGTATTTTGCTGTAATGGAGCTACATTAGATACACCATGATGATTTATTGTTGTTTCTTAAATGGTATGTTTTGCTTCATCTGTTAACATTAATGGTCCAGCTTGATTAGATGGTGCAGTATTTCTAACTTCATTATAATTAGTAGTTTCACGATGTGTTTTTGGTAATACGGAATCATGTGAAAATACATATGATTTTTGTTCCATAGCACCATTAACTCCTAAATTTCTATCTTGAACTATATTGTTTTGTTTCATAGTTGGTTTTGCAATGTCACAACTATTATGATAATAAGATGCTAAATTATTATTGTATGCTCCAGTTGCATGTAATTCTTGATTAATTTCACTACGATCAGTTTCATAATTAGTATATGAATCAACATTTGTAAAAACTGGTCTTGTATTTACTGCATTTAATGCATGTGTAAAATCATTTAAATAATTTTCTCTTTTTGCTGGAGTAAAATTAGTTGTGTTTACATTAGGAGCAGTTCCTTTATTAGAATTATATGCACCACCCATATAATCATAATCTGTAATTCCACGTTCAGTGTCAGTATGAACAAATTCACCAGTTTTTCTTTGGCCTTCAACATAAAATTTATTGGGTACTAAATCATTAAAACTTACTTCTCTATAACTTGGTAATTTAAAATTTGTTATTTGTGATTCCATTGCTCTTATATCACCTTTTTTAATTGTTTCTAATGGTTTTGTTGTATATGATACTTTTTTATTTATTTCACTTCTTAATTCATCTATATTGCGAGGCATTACTCTATGTACAGCATAAGGGGCTGAACGTTTACCATCTAAACCAGGTGCGACTTTTACATCAGATTGAAATGGTAAATTACCATAATTATTTTTTAAACTTGGATTATATCTTTGACTAAATTGTTCTGTCATCACAGGCATTCCAAATACATTATTCATATCTTTAACTGGATCAAAAAAAGGGTCAACTTCCTTTTTATTTTGCCATGTTGAATCATTACCTGATAATTGTTCATATTTTCTTGTATTAGAATCTAAATTCACAAATGTTTCTCTACGTGAAGTAAATGGTACCATGTTATTATGAACAAATTCTTCTTTTGGAACTACATTATAATGCATATCAGTATTTTGAAATTCAGAATATCCATTATGAAAATCAAGATCTCTTTGTAAAAAAGTATTAAAACCAGAACGAGTTGTATGAGCCATATTTTCTGCTGTTGGTTGAGATAAATTATCAAAAGATAAACTATCAAATTGACTAAAATATTCTGGTTGATTTTTTAATGTTTTTGCTTGATTTGTTTCAATACTATCAATTTTCTCTTCAATATTACCATTATATGAATTATAATTTGTATTTTCATGTGTTTTATTATTATTATTATTTGTATTTCCATAATAAGATAATGTACCTAATAATAAACTTTCCATATTATTATTAACTACATTTTAATTTTATATTTTTTTATTTTATTATTTTACGATTAAATTATTTTAACCTACTGTTTTACAAACATCAATTGGAGCATTTGTAATATTTTGATTAGATGAAGGAGGTAATGTATTAGTTTGATCAAGTGGTATTGGTCTAGCTACTGTAAAAGTATCTTTAACACGAAGTCTTGAGTTCAATCCAATTCTATCATCTTGAATTTCACATTGAGTATTTACATGAAGAAATGGTGAATAATGATAAGCTGTTAAATCCATACATCTATATGCTTCTAATGGAAAAGAAAATCTTGTGTCTTCACTTTCTAATGTTTGATTGCAATTATTTTTGTTTGTTACTGGAATATTTTTATAGTAATCATTTTTCCCATAAATATTAGTATCTGTTAATTTATTTACACGATTTGTTAAATGGGATTCTACTTCTGCCATACTTCCCCATTGATTAATTTGTCCTCCATCAGCTAATGATACATCTGACTTTGCATTTCTTGGACCATCGTAAGACATACATTTTTCACAACTTTCATTACTACCAAGAAATAATCTATAATCACCTGGACCTGTTGATCTTTCCATTTTTAAATCATATGCTTCATTATCATATTTAGCTCTAGTAAATGACATTAATATATATATGTATTTAGAAATAAATATATATATTATAATTTATTTTCAAAAAATTTAAATTTATATTTTAACTTTTAGAATTATTTATTGTTTCTTGGGCACATGTTTTGACCATAACTATTTAGATCTTTTAATCCATTTGTTGTTGGTCTTACTAAATTATTAGGAGTAATATTATAAACACTTTGACAGGTTACCATAGGAGTAAAAGGAGCTGCTGCACCTGCATTTGCTGGAAACTTCTCAGAAGGGCATTTACTTCCAAGTCTCGTTTGACCTTTCAATTCACTTTCAATATCAGATCTAACACCAAAATCTAGATTATTAGTATAGTCACCTACTGGGCAAGCATTACAGGATTCAAACTTTCCTTTATATAAACTATATTCTAATGGATCTGTACTTTGTTGTAAAGTTTTTGAATATGCACATGAATCATAACTTAAACGGTTAAAGCTCATTTTTATATATTATATATTAGAAAAAAAATAAATTTAAACTT